ATTTATACTTCTAAAGGGGGTACCCATGTTGACCACCTTGTTGATCAGATTACGAAGAAATTCAAACAGCAGATTGAAAAGAAGGACCAAGATCTCAATATTCGCCCAGCATATATTAAAGATAACATCTGGATATGGGTCAGTTGTTTAATTGATGATCCCCAATGGGATAGTCAAACAAAGGACAACCATGTCACCAAGGTTAACAAATGGGGGGGAAAGTATGAATTTAACGATAAAGACCTCAAGAAAATTGAAAAACTTGGTATACTCGAAAACGTTCTACAGATTGCTAAAGCCAAAGACACTAAAAAACTTGCAAAGACCGATGGAAAGAAGAAAAACCGTCTTACTGGTATCCCCAAGCTGGACGATGCCAATAAAGCTGGAACGTGTGAATCTTCTCGTTGTAGGCTCATCCTTACAGAGGGAGATTCAGCTAAGTCTACTGCTGTTCAAGGTCTTAGTGTTATTGGAAGGGATTATTATGGTATTTATCCGTTGAGGGGTAAATTGTTGAACACTAGGGATGCTACTACGAAGCAAATTATGGACAATAAGGAAATTACCGATATCAAGGCTATTTTGGGTTTGGCATCGGGAAAAACCTACAAAAGTACAAAGGAACTTCGCTATGGTGGTATTATGATTTACACTGATCAGGATAACGATGGTACTCACATCAAGGGTTTGCTTATCAATTTTATTCATTCTCTGTGGCCTTCTCTCTTGGATATTCCTGGATTTGTTTGTGATATTTTTAGTCCTCTTGTGAAGGCAACTCAAGGCAAAACCCAGCATCAGTTCTACTCCCAGCAAGACTATGAACAATGGAAGATGGGGGAGACCAACCTTTCTAAGTGGAAGATTAAGTATTACAAGGGATTGGGAACGCAGACCCAGCAAGAAGCTAAAGAGCATTTCAAGGTTCTTGATAAACACACCCATGTTTATAAATATTCTGCTGAAATGGACCAAGTAATTTGTAAGGCTTTCCAGAAGGACCTCAGTGATCAGAGGAAAGAATGGATTCAAAACAATAGCAAACTTCTCAAGACCCCCCAAGGTGAATACTCCAAGGGAGGTAAATTGCCTATTGACCAGTTTATTGACAATGAACTCATCCTTTTCAGTTTGGCTGATTGTGAAAGGTCCATCCCTCATCTCATTGATGGTTTGAAACCTTCGCAGAGGAAGTGTCTGTGGGGTATGCAGAAGAAGAACATCAAGGGAGAAATTAAAGTTGCGCAGATTTCTGGATATATTAGCGAACAAGCCTGTTATCACCACGGAGAACAGAGTCTTCAGGAGACTATTATCAATATGGCCCAGTCATTCCCTGGTTCTAACAATTTGCCCCTCTTTGAAGGTATTGGTCAGTTTGGAACTCGTCGCATGGGTGGTAAGGATGCTAGTAGTCCAAGGTATATCTTTACTCGTTTGAGCAGGGGTTTGTCAAATATATTTGATCCTCTCGATAATCCTCTCTTGACCTATAAGGAGGATGATGGCCAAGAGGTTGAACCTGAGTTTTATGTTCCTACTATTCCCATGATTCTCGTGAATGGTTCCCAAGGAATCGGAACTGGATATAGTACAAGTATTCCTTGCTATAACCCAGACGACCTTAAACAAGTCATTAAAGACCTCATCAAAGATGACGAGACCCATATTCCTGAACTTACACCTTGGTATAAGGGTTGGACAGGAACTATTACAAAGGTAAAGGATGGACAATGGCTTACACGTGGAGTATGGAAAAGAGATGGTGACAGGATTATAGTCACTGAACTTCCCGTTGGTATTTGGACCCAAACTTACAAAGAGTTTCTAGACCTGAGAATGCAAAAAGACGAACTCCATGGCTTTGATGAGAGGCACAAGGATGACCACGTTGAATTTATTCTTTATTTCAAGAAGGGGTGGTTAGGAAATATGAAGACTGGTGATAGGGGTTGGGAAAAGGATTGGAAGATGACTTCTACTATCAATACTACAAATATGCACGTTTGGGACGAACAAGGCAAGATTGTTAAAATGAGTTGCATAGAAGAGATTATCTATAAATTCTTCTGCTGCAGGTTGAAGTATTACAAGAAGAGAAAGTCCCACCTCCTCGCTGACTGGAGGGATCGTATGGTTTGGTTGAACGCTAAGAAGAAGTTTATCGGTCTTGTTATCGATGACACCATCAAAGTATTCCGCAAACCAAAGAAATTCATTGAGGGACAGATCCAAGACAACAATCTCCCCCAGCACCCTGAGAAGGGTTGGGATTATCTCACAAAGATTCCTCTTGATCACTTCACAGTGGAGGAAATTGAAAAACTCGAGCAACAATACAACGAACTCAACAACAAAATTACCACACTAGACAATACTACACCACAACAACTTTGGCTCGAACAACTGTAGCACACTAAAACATTACACTTAAAAAAAATAAAATATATTTTTAGGCCCTAGGGTCTAAAAATGTAATTTCCCAAAAATATGGATATGGACAATTCATGCATGTTTACTTTTTATCCATATCCATAAAATTTTAAAAAAAGTTTTCCAAGGATTGAACTTTCCAACTTTCAAAGTATGAATTTCATCCTTTTAAAAAAGTTTTTCCCCAAAAAATATGGATATGGACAATTCATGCATGTTTACCTTTTATCCATATCCATAAAATAAGTATTTTAATTATTTAACAGTATTTACACTGATCTACCAAACCATTTCCATTTTTCTCCGTTCCACATCCATATTCCAACTCTAATAGTTTTTGATCCCGATGGCCAAAATATGGTATCCCATAATTGATATTCAGGGGCCAATTCATCATCTCCATTTGCAAAATTGAGTGTTAATTCACTTTCATCTGCTTTAACTAGTGTGCATATAGCCCACATTCCTCTTCTATTGTTATCTGAATCTATTGTTGGGAATGATGATCCTGGAATATACGCATTAATTCCATTGGGAATTACAATAGTTTGTTCTGAACCTGGAGGAAATAGAGGTAAATTTAACGACCATACATTTGTTAATTTATCATAATTTCCGTATGATGAGTTTGAGTATCCTATACCATCTCCTAATGTATAGGGTGTTGGTGCTAAGCTTGTTTTTAAATACAAACGAGTATCCTGTGCTTGGTCCACAATGAGCCCTTCAATGTATTCCTTTCCATCCTTTTTAATTTTGATTGTTCCCATTAATGATGTTTAGTAATAATAAATATTTTTTTCTACAAAAAAATTTAATTACGGTATGCCTAACTTTGTTGAAGCGTTAAGCGAAGCTTTATACTGATTTATCCATTAGAGCATTCCACTCTTGGCCGTCCCATATTACTAGGATTTGAAATAAGTTAGGAGTTGAATTAATATTTAAAGATACAGTACCCCCTCCGCTTTGACTAACTAATTCAAAAACATCTAAGTTAGGAGAAATTTTATTAAATAAATGAATGAGATACCATGCACTTTCTGTAGATGTATGTTCTGGCATTGTTAAACCTAAAGTACCACCTGGTGCTGGTGGATCAAAGGTCGCACAATCTATCATCCAAATTTTTGGAGCTGGGTCGGGAGTATATGAAGATAGACCAACTCTTTTACCACCATCGGGATCTATTTCTCCAATTCCAGCGGGTCCATTTGTGGGAAACCATATACCACAAGATGATGTACCGTCTTGTGAATATTTATAAATTTTGTTATTTCCCAATCTCTTAATATTAGTAGACATCGTTATATATTTATCTAAATATAATATTATTTTTTCAAACAAATATAAAAATTACTCTTAAACTACTATCAGTAATGTTGCAATGTTATTGATAGAAGCTAATTATATTTTAGGTGTAAATGCATCAACACCATATGAAGAAGTTAAAAGAATTTATCGCAGTGGATTGTTACGTTGGCACCCAGATAAGAATGGTAATTCTGAAGAATCTAGCCAAAAGTTTAGAGAACTTCAAGAAGCTTGGGAAGTTTATACTAAGTTCAACCAAGTAGAGTCCAACGTAGATAGTGATATATCTAACCTCTTTAAGGATTTTTTAAACAATGCTTGGAGAGAATGGGGACCCCAACAACGAACTGAAGAACAGGTTAATAAAACAATTAAAGTAGAAGTATCTCTCAATGTAAAACAGATTCTCTATCCAACCGATATACCAATCAGTTATACCAAAAGGGTAAGATGTAAATGCTGCAAACCAACGGCAAAATTTTGCAAAGAGTGTAAAGGAACTGGGTGGAAAGGGTGTCCATCATGTAACGGACAAGGATTTGTATATTGTGGAAAGTGTAGTATAGGTTGGTGCACACAACAAAAAGAATACCTTTGGAATACAAAAAATCTTTCCACCAAACAATACTCACAGGGACCCTACGAAAACAAAAGGAGGGGGCTAGAAATTTGGTGGAAACCAAGCGATACCCACTGGTATCTCAAAGAACATCGTTTGTATATAGAAATTACTATTGACCTTTTAGACTCTTTAATTGGTATAGATACCAATAAAAATCTAGAAGGTAAAAGTTTTAACATTACAAGTAGGGGAAGAACTATACAAAAGGGCTGGGGTCTATCATATAAAAACACGATGTTCCCACAAGGACCCGAGAGAATTATATGGTTCGTAAAAAGGATAAACTATCCCAATAAATTAAACCCACGAACTCGCCAATGGCTCAAAACAAATGGATTATAAGCGTATTTGTACCAAATCGCTAAGCGCCTACGGACGCTTTAAGACTGTGTCATAGCCCGCAAAGCGATGCTTTAAGACTGTGTCATAGCCCGCAAAGCGAAGTAATCTATGATTTACGATAGCCTATTCCGAACATTTTAGCTCCGCGGCGACGAGGCGGGCGCGGGTCCAGCGGCCTTAGCTGCCAAACGCGCGGCTTCTTCTTCTTTTTTCAAATCATCGTTCCTACGACGTTCCCAAAGACGAACACTCTGATCGACATATTCTTGCAACTTACGGTGAGCCTCAGCCGCTTTCTGCATATCATCCGCATGTAGGTTTCTGTGCCAGTCTATTAATCGTAGGTCTGCAATTGCCGGTAATAATCTTTTTAATTCAGGATATTTTTTAAAATCTAGGTTTTCATTCATTCTCGATATAATTTTGTCTATTTTTCCACCATCATTTTGGACAGCTCGCATTAGGTCAAATGCAATAACAGCTGGGCTGTTGCTTTCAGCTCTATAAAGTTCAGCAACGTTACGAAGCTGGGCAGCACCAAATCCAGCACCACGCTTTTTGTTACATGACGACGCGTAGCGCGATCGACGCTTCTTACCGAAGGACATACCATTGGAGGGAGCCTTGTAGGCGAGGTGGGGGGCACCTACCATTACATAGCCACCATCGGGTTGGCGGTTCTTGTACCAAGCAGGTGGAAGAGTACCTGGAACGGTGGCACGGAAAAATGGCTTACCTACTCCATAAACACCCTTGGATGTCATTACATTGGGAGAATACTGAGGATAGCAACCATTACCCCCTGATACCATTGTTAAGTATCCACTCTGGTTACCACCAAATGAAGCATACCGGGGAACCCTAGAGCGAATCATAGCCTGACCAGCGGCCTTACGACGACGAGCAACGGTTGCTCTGCTGGGACGACGGCGTTTACCGAAACCCATTTCTTCAACATCAATCTCTTCTTCTTCCTCATCTTCACCGAAGTAGGATTTACCTCTCTTGCCAAAACCCATGCTGGCACAACCACCGGCGAAACGCGATCGACGGCTACGACGAACAGGGGTCTTCTTAGAGGTTTTTTTAGCTTTCTTAGCGGCAGCCATCTTCTTCTTACACTGGGCCTTAAGAACTTTCTCACTCTTGTATACTCTCTTGCCGCCTCTCATGAGGGTAATCTTGACACCATGCTTCTTGCACATACGACGAACGGCCGCGGAAGGGCGTCCAGTAGGAGTTTTCTTTGCAGGGGTACGACGTTTTTTACCAAAACCTAATAGTTGAGCTAGTGACATTTTTTTTATACTATTTGTAAACATTTTATTTTATTTCAAATTACATTATATTTTTATTAATTTTAACTCCACAGTATTTTTTAGGTTTTGAAGAAAAATCTTGGGGGGTGTATACTAACTCATTTTTTCCATTGAGAGGATTAATAATCCATTGTTTTGTTGCAACATCTAATAATCCTTTGAAATTTTTTATAAATTCTGGACCATGACCAAAACTATCACTCATTATGTGGGCCATTTCATGAATAGCTATGAACATTAAAATATTATCCTTTTCTGTGTCATCAGGATCTTTACTTTGTAAACAAAATCTCATATCTGGGCCTTTATTAAGAACATAGGCAGCTTCAGGTTCGCCATTGGTAACTTCTCTAATTTGAATTTTAGGCCATCTTCTTTTTAATTTCGGAACAGAATTAGGATAAAACCCCTGAGAATCTCCATAATTTTTACAAACCTTATTATATAATTCATTCAATTTATATTCAGTTACAGCCAATTTATCAGCAGAAACTTGTTCAAACCCATCCTTTTTAACCTTGTAATATTTTCCGTTAACCATACTTTTAATCGGTACATTAGTGTCAAATATTTGATGAGATAATTGCCATAAAAGTATACCAATGATAGCACACAACAAACACAAAGTAAAACCTCTGTTATCACTAACAATTTTCATTTATTATTTACAAATATTTTTTTTTCAAAAATAAATAAGCTTAAAGACCTAAATTATATGTAAATAAGTAAAGATGTGGTCTCAACGCTCTTATCAAGGAGCGCATGATGATTTATCTCAAGATATAGAATTTCAGGTTCTTGATTGGTGGGTAAATGATGAAGTTATTGATGAAGAAAAACCTTGGGATCTTCGTTTTATGATTCATATGTTTGGAGTAACTAAAGATGGTAAGCCTGTTCATGTCAAGGTTAAAGAATATAAGCCTTATTATTATATTGAAGTTCCTATAAAATGGAATAAAACACATTTGACTGAATTTAAAAGTAACATTAGATCTCATATTAAAAGTGGATTGTACGAAATTCACATGTGTGATTTAAAAAGATACTATGGGTTTGAAAATGGAAAAATCCATAGATTTTTCAAATTATTTTTCCATTCAGAAAAACAATGGAGAAATAGCAAAAAATATCAATTTGAATCTGGTGAAAAGTTAAATCTTGGTATAAATTTAGGAAGTAGATGGTACGAAGTTTATGAAGGAAACATAGACCCAGTTCTTAGATTTTGCCATGAAAAAAATATTTTAATGGCTGGTTGGGTGAGGATTCCAGGATATAAATACGAACAAGCGGAGGAAAGCCAATGCCATGTTGATGTTGAGTGTGATTGGAGATATATAAATTCCCTTCCTAAAAAAGATGATATTGCCCAAGGTATAAGAATTATGTATTGGGATATTGAGTGTGCTTCTGGTGATGGGTCTTTCCCCGATCCAGATCGTCCATCTGATAAGATTACTCAAATTTGTAGTACTTTTCAAGATTTTGGTGTTGACAGAGAACCTGAGAGGATTCTCCATAATCTAGATAGCTGTGGTGTTATTGATGGTACTCTCGTAAAACAATTTAAATCAGAAAAAGCAATGATTAAAGATTGGTGTAAATTGGTAAAGGCCTATAGTCCTGATATTATAGTTGGTTATAACATTTTTGGATTTGATATTAATTTCGTGGTAAAAAGGGCTGAATTTCATAAATGTTCTTTTTATATTTCGGAGTTATCAAAATTAGATAATTACGAATGTAAACTTAAAAAGAAAGTTCTTAATAACCAACAGGCTGGTTTTAATGATTGGCAACTTCTTCCTTGTCCTGGGAGATTGTGGATGGATCTCTACCCCATGGTTAAATCTCTCCCAAAAAAGTTAGAATCTTATAAACTTAATTCTGTCGGTGAAGTATTTCTAGGAGAAGGAAAGGACGACGTAGAACCTAGGGAAATTTTTGAAGCCTGGGATTCCGAACTTGGATCAAAGGAAAAAAGAACGAGGGTTGGAAAATATTGTGTACAAGACGTTGAACTTTGTTTGAAACTTATGGATAAACTTTGTTTTCTTCCCAACAACATTGAGATGTCAAAAGTTACGAGGGTTCCAATTGATTATTTAATTACAAGGGGACAAGCCATTAAAGTTTTCTCCCAAATCGCCTATCACACCCGCAAGAAAGGCTATTGTATTCCTAAAATTGAGCTACAAGTAGACGATGAAAAGTTCCAAGGTGCAACTGTACTACAAGCCAACACAGGATACTATGACCGTCCTGTTTGTGGTTTAGATTTTGCTTCTCTATACCCCAGTATTATGATTGCCCATCAGATGTGTTATTCAACGGTCGTTCTAGACCCCAAGTGGGATAATCTCCCTAGCATAGAATATAGTGAAATTCCAACGGGTCCAAATACAAAAGTTCGTTTTGCACAAAACCAAGACGCCCTTCTTCCTGAAATCCTAGAAGGTCTGTGGAAAGACAGGAAGAGTGTAAAGAAGGAAATGAAAAAAGCTTCGGGACTAATGTACAAAGTTCTCGATGCTAAGCAGTTGGCCATTAAAGTAAGTATGAATTCAATTTATGGTTTCACTGGAGCTAAATTAGGTCAATTGCCTTGTTTGGAAATTTCTACTGCAGTTACAGGAAGAGGTAGGTTGGCAATTGAAGAGACATCTGCTCGTGCAAAGGAAAAGTGGGGGTGTGAAATTGTATATGGAGATACCGATTCTTGTTATGTAATTTTCCCCCAACCTGTAGATCCTGATGGTTCTCTCACCCAACTCTTTAAGGTTGCCGAAGAGTGTGCTGAAGATATTAGTGGTATTTTTAAAAAACCCATGCAATTGGAATTTGAAAAATTTATGTATCCCCTCATCCTCGTTGCTAAAAAGAGATATATGTACCTAGAATGGACTGACCCGAAACGACCCCACCAAGAAATTGAAGCTAAAGGTGTAGAACTTGTTCGTAGGGATAACTGCCCCTATGTAAAGGAAACCCTTAGTGCAGTTCTAGATCAAATCTTCTTCAAAAAAAACATTCAAGAAGGAAAAAGGGTTGCCGAAGAAAAAATAGATGCCCTTATGAGAGGAGATGTTCCTGTAGATTCTCTCATTCTTTCTAAGAGTTTAAGAAATGAGTACACTGGGTATTACAAGCAGAAAAGGGGGGATGATGGGTTGGTTTTATGGAAAAAGAGTTTAAGCCATGAGTACAATGAAATCCATAAGAGATTGGCTAGAGGAAAAGAAGGAACACCTTCGTGGAAGGCAAACCAAGCAAGGATTAAAGAAATAGAAACCGAATTTAGACGTAACAGAAGTGATCTTGAACAGATACAGAACCCCCTAGTAGATCCTTGGGAACCGCCTACAATAGGTCATGTAGTTCTCGCAGAGAAGATGTACCTTAGAGACCCTGGAAGCGCCCCTGTGGCTGGGGAGAGGATTCCCTATGCGTTTATTTTCAATCCCGATCCAGAAGCTAAACAGGGTGACAGAGTAGAAGATCCAAAGTGGATTAAGGAGAACAATCTTCGTTTGGATTCATTGTATTATTTGAACCATCAGCTTAAAAACCCCCTTCTTACAATTTTTGGTGTAGAACCATTAGAGGGTATTGAAACTAGTGGTAAGAGAATTTTGGAGAGACCAGATGAATTATTTGATCGTCCCCTCGTTAGAATTGCCAACGAAGATTTGGATTGTAGGAAAAAACAATATAGTAAAAAAAAAAAAGAAGAAAAAGCTATTAAAAGGGCAAAAGATGAAGGTATAGCACCTATTTCTAACTTTTTTAAAGTAACTCCTAAGTAATTAGTTGTTTAGGTCATGAAACGTTTCCAGTGCAGATCTGAATATACTCAATCCTAATAAATTTAAACTTAAATCTTTCCATTCTATACCCATAATTCTTCCAGTTATAGCCATAGGAAGAATCCAAGCAGTGGTATTAAAAATAGTAAGATTTACAACATCATTTACACCTCCGTCTGAAGGTAATATTTCAAACTGAACTGGTAAATGATGATATGCTTTTGGTATTATTCTAGTTCTTTTAATTTTTGAATTTCTACTACTCGACGGGGTCTTTCGACATCCCCACGGCGTCGTACTATGGGTTATTATCTTATTTATAGACGGTCTTACTTTAATTGAGTACATAGCCTATTTTATAGTTATTATTGTTATATATTTCCATCTTCAAACGCATATTTTATTTTTTCTTTATAAAAAATATTTATAATTAATAATAACATGTCTGGTAGAAAAAGAGTAGTAAAAAGAACTTTAATTGGAGGAACTGCTGCTGCAGCGGGTTTAATAGGATCTGAAAAAGTAGGTGGTCCTAACTTATTGGATCGTGGTACACCATTTGAAAAGATTGATAGTTTTATAGATGATGAGTTTTTACCTACAAAAAGTGGTGGTCCAATTGCAGATGATTTAACGGATTTTATTACTTTATTTGCCTTAACCTATTTACCTGCAGCAGGGATTTTTTCTACAGCAGAGATAGTAAAAAATGTAAAAAGAGAATTTAGTAAAAGAAGGGCTATTAAGTCTAGAATCACCGACGTAAAGAGTTTTGTTAAAGGAGTAAGAGTAACTCCAAATGATGTTATTAGAGCTAATCAAATTTTAAAATTAACTGGTTCTGATATAACAGGAAAAACATTTAAAAATTTTAGTCAAGGTGAAAGATTAGTATATTTAAGAAGATTAGGAAAAGCCCCTAATCAAAGTGTTAGAGCTGTTTTAACAGCCAAAGAGAGAGAGTTTTTACGAAATATTAAAACAAATACTACATTAAAAGATATTCGTAAATTACAAAAGAAAGGTGTTAGTCGTGCTGGTATAATTGGGATTCAAAAAATATCAATAAGAAAAAAGAATAAAGCTATTAGAGAAATGACTTATAAGTCTACTCGTCCTAGTGGTCCTAAACAATTAACAATGGGAGTATCTGGAAAATATCCTCTTGCATTAAGACCTAAGCCAGTTGGTAAATTATTTAATAAAATATTAGGAACACCTGAGGAAAGGCGTAAAATTAGATTAGAACAAAAGCATAAACAATGGTTATCTACTTTAAGTCCTAAGGAATTGAAAAAGTATAATAAGAGAGTATCTAAATCTGCAAAGAAATTTGCTTCTAAAGTTAGAAGGAAAAAGGTTTTAAATGTATTTAGGAGATTTTAAGTGTATTTTTTATAAATATTAAAATAAAGATACGAAAAATATACTTAAATGAGTAAAAGATGTTATAAGTGCAAAAAAAAATTTGGATTATTAGGTATGTTTTGTAATTTTTGTAATGAAGAATTTTGTATTCATTGTCGATTACAAGAATATCACGAGTGTCCTTGTTTAAAAAGTAAAATTGAAAAAGAAAAAATCAATCTTCAAAAAAAATTAGAGGATGGAAAAGAACGCTCAAAATCAGAACATTTTGGGATCAAATGAATCAATGATTTTCCAATCATAAGGATTATTAGAACGTGTATCAACTAAATATCCAATTCCTTTAAATTCTCCTTTAGGAGGAATAAGAGTACGAGTAGGAATATTTTTATATTCATCTAATTCATCGTAATAATGAGTACTCATATGAGCTTGAGGGATATTAATTTCTTTTATATTACAGTACCACCCCCAAGCTCTAAAACCACGATTTCTTTTATCAGATTGAGGAAATAAATAAAACCCATCTTCGAATTCAAACGTAAAAGTTCTACCTAGAAAATTATTTAAAGGTTGAGATATTCTACTCTCTACAGTTATATGGGGTATATGCTGGATTCCATACTTAGCCTTAAAAATATCAGGAAACTCAGGAATTATCCAAACAGAAATACCAAAACTAACACCACTGTTAAATACCATTTATAATAAAAAAATATTATTTTATATTATAAATAATGAATCGTATTAATAATATTTTTGTTGGTGTAAAGAGTTGTCCTGTTGTTCGTCCTAAAAAAGTTATTCATACTATATCTGGTAAAGTTTGTTTAGTTGAACATCGTAAATGTTTTAATAACCTCGGTGAAATGATTTCTTGGTGGCAGCCGAGGGTTAATATAGATGATAGTGATGAATTAGATGAATATGCATTATATTGTCAACGTTTTTATGATGAAATAAAATGTTAAGTAATAATAAAGTTGAACTATTGAGTATTTATTGTTATGGAACAAGATTATTTATTAGGGGGTGCTGCATTTTTGGGGGGTTCTGTCCTCGCATCTCCTAAATTTAAAAAAGGATTGGGACTTACATTGAAAGAAATAGCCGGTGGAACAAAAATAATGTCTGTTGGAACTTTTAATAGTGTTTTAGATGAAGCAATTAATACAGCTAAAAAACTTCAGTATGAAAAACAGGTTGGAAAGGCTCGTGCTAGGGGGGTATCTGAGCGTTTAATTGTTTCGGGAAGAAATACTAAAGAGAGGGGTAGGCAAATGTGGAAGACTGGAAGAGATCTTCGTAAAGGAGCTAAAAGTCTGTCAAAAGCTTATGGAAGAGTTGGGGCAAAAGATCTTAAGGAAAAAGCATTAAAAGAAATTGATACTGGTAAGCGTTTATTTAGAGAAGGAATAGAATTGGAAGCTATGGGTATGGCAATGAGGGGAGAAGGTAGATTAAAGGCTCTCAAACAAAAATCTTTAAGTTTGGGTAGAAGATCAAAAATAGCTGTGAAGGGTGTTGGTAAAGCAGGAAAAAGAGCTACTAAACAAATTTTAAAAGGAACTGGTAAAATTGTATTAAGTCCTATAACAGCGCGTAAAATTTTAACTCGTGGTAGAGGTTTTGGTAGTGTTTGGAATAAATTAAAAAATAAATATAAAAAATTACCTAAACCAGTTCAAAAAGGTTTAGAATATGGAATACCTGGAAGTATTTTTACAGTTGGTACACCTCTTTTGACTAATAAAGTAATTCAAATTATTGAAAAAAGGGCTCTTTCTAAAAAATCTAAACTTACACCAAAATCTAAACCAAAACGTCGTAAAGACATATTATCAATTTCTAATGAGATGCCTGTATTGGGTTCTAGGATATCTCGTAAATTAAGAAAAAGATTTTGATACACTACAAATTATTTAATTGCTCTATTATTTTTTTATTTACTTATAATAGAATAATTGTATTATATGGATTTTCTAAAAAGAACTTCTATAGAAACTGCTTTAGCATATTATGGAATAGATGGAGTAGCCAATACAGTTTTAACAGAAGCTATAATGTCAGGAGTTACTGATGAAGCCAGAGATGTTGTTCAATCAGATGAGAGAATAGAAGGCATCGTCAGAAACGTAGGAAGATCTAGCGCCTATCTAGCTGGAGATTATTATTTAACACCAGAGGAAAAAAATGCTCTTATAGCCATAAGTGCCCTAGGAGGTGCTGGTGGTACCCTAGCTATTCAAAGAATAGCACGTACTAGAGCTGGGAGACTTATTTTATCGAGGGCAAAAGATGCTTCAAAAAAATTATCAGGTGGTTCTATTCGTGCTTTTGCAAATACAACGAAGTTATTGGCATCTACGGGTGTAAATGTAATTAGACGTCCATTTTCTACTAAAAAAGTGACAGATAAAAAATCTACACGAAAAACCAAATCAACAAAAGAAACAATAGAACGACGTAAAAATCTTAAAAAACAAATTGGTAAAGTTACCGCCCGAGGTCCTGGAGAAACTGCTAAAGATCTTGGTATAGGTTCAATTAAAAAATCTAAGAAACCTTCTTTTATATCTAAAACTGTAACAAAGGCAAAGTCCGGAATTTATAAAGTTACTCCCGGAGTTATTTATGATCCTACATATAGACTATACAGGAAAATAACTCCTAAGGTAAAAGCTATAGTCGGGGCTCCAGGAAAAGCATTAAAATACACTGCCAAAAAGGTATCTAGAAAATCATTTTTTGGAACAAATGGTCCACTTATAAAACGTCGTAAACCTAGAATGTCAATTAGCAAAAAAGGACGCAAAGGTGTTTCACAAAAACGTCGTAAACCTAGAATGGGTGTTAGAACAAAACGCACAGCTAGGTTCGGAGAGGATAAAACTTGGTTTCAAAAATCAGGAGATTGGGTAGAAAATGCTGGTAAAAAAGGAGGAGAATTTATATCAGAAACAGGAGGAAAACTGCATCAAACAGTTGCACAGGTTCCTGGATATGTATTTAGCACATCGTATAAAGACAAAGATGGAAACGAAGTTACAAAATATCAAGGAATTGATACTAGAACATGGATGAGAGGTGTATCATGGGATAATATGAGTGAAAAACAAGCTAAACAATTTGAGATGGAATATCCGGGTTGTGATGCAGATAATCTTATAGGCAAATGTGAAACAGATGCTAAATTTTGGTTTGACGAAAAAAGAGATAAAGGTTTATTAGGAACTAAATATCCTTGGAAATTTTGGGCTGCTGATGAAGGTGGATTAACTGGTGATATAATGCGTTTGGGAGGATATTCTGCCCATAATATTTATCATGGAGCAGCTGAAAACCCCCTTGGAAAAGCAGCCCTAGCTGGGGCAGCATACGGTCTAGGTACTGCTATTGGCGGTGAAAAAACAGCAAAAGCTATAAAAGCAATTGGAAGAGGTGCTAAATCTGCAGCTAAAGGAGTCGGAGGTGCTGCTGTAACGACTGCTAAATTAGGAACTCTCGGTACTGTTGGAGGTATTAAATTAGCAGGAGGAGTTGCAATTGGAGGGTTACAAAAAGCAGGTACCGCTATTAAAACTGGCACAGGTGTTCTTACAGGTAAGAAAACTACTGCTGAAGCACTTGAAGAAATTATTAGAGGTCCAGAATACACTATGGAAAAGAGATTAGAGGCTCAAGAAGAATTAGCTAAATTAAGAAAAGAAGAAATAAAAGCACTCTCAGATGCTAAAATTAAGGAATTAGAGGCAGCTGCCGCCGGAAAACCCCCGTCTTCTAGGGAAAAGAAAAGATTACTAAAAGAACAGGAAAAAGCATTGAGAGAAAAAAATAAATTGTTAGCTCAAGAAAGAGCTATAAGAGAACAAAGAAGATCTCTAGGTTTACCAGTTGATCGCCCCGATGTTAAGAAAATTACTGGATTTTATAAACCAGAAAAAATAATAGGATTATGGCCAGAAGAGAGTGAACGTATATTAAAAAGTATACCAAAGAAATCTAGGAAATTTATAACAAAAGCAGCTGAGAGAGCTAGAAGAAGATTTTAAGCGTATTTTACAAAGTAATAAATAATTAAAATTTATGTTTTTTATTAAAATTTCATAAAATTTAATATAATCATAACGCTTCAAATTCGTTGTAAATTAGCCAAATTTACGACGACCTCCACGTTTTACACCCTTTCCAATTTTTTTACCAGATGGAAGGGTTTTTGTAGGACGATTTATTTGAGGACGTTTGGTCACTGGTTTAAGCGTAGTGCTTCTAGCACTCGCTAAGCCCGACTCCGTCGATGCTTTAATAGTTGATTTAGAGAGTTTGGTAGCTGTTGGTTTGGTAGCTGGTTTGGTTGCTGGTTTGGTTGCTGTTGGTTTGGTAGCTGATGGTTTGGTAGCTGGTTTTGTTTGATTTAGTATATTTTTTACAATATTATGGATTTCATCTACTTCATCAGTTAAAACATCTAATTCTTTAAGAATAACTTGAAGTTTATTCTCTACTTCCTTCTTTTTATTTTCTGCATCTACACGAGCTTTTTTAGCAGCTTTTTCTGCTTGTTTAATAATTTCTAGTTCTTTTTTTAAACTTTCTATTGTATCTGTATGTTTTTTTATTTGTTTATCAATTTCTTGTTTAGTTTTTCCTTCAGCATTGGATTTAGCTTGTTCTAATTCCTTCTTACCTTTTTGAAGAGTAGAAATATCCTTTGTAAGGATAACCTGTTCTTTTTTTAAAGTATCTACAAATTGCTTAGCTTTCGAAGCATCTTGTTTGAGATTCTGGATTTTAGATTTTAATTTCTGTACTTGTTCTGCCATTTTATAATAATTAAATATTTTTTTTAGTTATTAATTAGAATAAGCTAATCCTCCCATTCCGCTAGAAATTCTAAGTATATTGTAATTAACCGCAAACATCCACATTTGCGGTGATTGAGTTACTCCCGAACGAAATGCAAAATTAAAATCTGTATCATTTAATCGTGAAAAATTAGCTGTACCAGAAGGTTGATGTTCTTCTGGTTTAAGGGCAAATGAATACACATATAAATAGTTATCTGGAATTCTAGTATGGTATTCATAAGGTTGGCATAACCTAAAATATTCTCCATCTCTTTTATTAAATCTCGATGTTTTATTGAAAAATATGTTTACCCAGTCAAGAGGAGAATCGCTTTGGGGGTTTCCCAATGGAAGTTGGTCTCCAGCACCCAAAGACCAATCATTCGGAGGAATATGAACGGGTTTTGCTGGACTTATAACAGAAGGAGGTGTGCGTTGCCATAACCATACTAACTCTTTGATTGGATGAAATGCTTCTCCTAAACTTAATGATTGATTGTCTGAACCTGAGAGAACTTCTTTTCTTATAGGAACTTGAACTTGTTCAATAAGATATTCATGAGTATTTTGAGCAAATTTACGACGTTCCGTTGTATCTAAAAGGAAATAATCTACCCAAACACTAAGTTGAGGAAGAAGAATATCTGTTAAGGTAGTATTAGGAACTATATAATTAGTTGCATTTCTAGCAAAAACTAATTTTTCAAGGGTATTTATTTTAAACTTTAATGAAATATCATGATATTGAAGAGCTATAAGAGGAAGAGCTAACCCTGGATTCCTACAGAACCAAAATTGAAGAGGTATTTTCAATCTTCTGTCTACACATTTATTATTTATAATAACTGGTTCAGTTATGCTGTAATTAGGTAAATCTTTACCAATCATATTACCATATCCTCTATCTTTTTCTCCTTTGAGAGTTAATTCTTGCCAAACTTCTAACCATTGGCCATAATGACGATCAAGGACTTGCCCCCCTATAGATATTGACATTTCATCAATTAAATAGTGACCAACACTTTGTATCCATCCTTCAACTTCTGTAACGGGGTCCGTTGGTGTGAAGGTGATATCAGGAAGTTGGGCCTCAATCCATATCCTCCCAACTAAGTCCCCCACTTTTTCTATAACAATTTCATGTTCAGTTCCCCAATTTGGACGATTGGAAATCTGCTGCTGAATACTCTCAATAGCAAAAGGGGTATACCTACGATACACACTTTTGAAGTAAGTCACCTGGGGCTCACCAGTAAGATAAACATCCTCCGCTCCATAGGCAATTAACTGTATTAAACCACCTGGCATTGTTAGTTAATACTATTAATTATATACTACATTTTTTTAAGCGTATTTTACTTCGTAAAATCGCATAGTCCGTAGAAGCTTTAAGCGTATTTTAACCTATTATTCGCGTATAGCCATCCAATCAAAGGACATTGGTATAATTCCACCCCCACCTGGAGTATATCCTCCTATGTAAATGGTAAAACCAGTGAGAGTTTTTGAGGAAATATAGTGGGCTCCGTTGTTTGTTTTATACATAATTTCAGTTACATTGGCATTTCTTGGAATTATACTTACAGTATAGTCGGTTGCTGTCATTGGAGAAGCAAAGGGAATAGTTATAAATCTATTGGTAGTTAACGCAGAATCAAAAGCAGAATCTAAATAATTACCCGTTCTAACCTCTGGAAAAATCCTTCCATTGATAGTCCCGACATTAATCAAATTCTTATTATTACAGTTAATATCAGTTCCAACTGCATTTAAATTTAAATTACCCACCACGGTGCTAATCTGACCACCAGAAATTATAACCGTGCCATTCTGTAATATGTTTCCATGGATAATACCATTTAAAGCATTCACATTTCCGTTCGTAGAAATTAAATCACCATTAGCAACCACAACGTTACCGGAGCCCGAAATTGAAATATTTCCATTAATAGTATCTATATTACCATTACCTGTTGTAATATTGCCTCCCGTTAGGGCCAATGAATTTCCACTTATAGCACCACTGGCGGTTATACTAGTGGCTCCACTAATACTACCCGCATTTATACTCGCAATACCATCGGTGAGGGTTCCTCCCTGAACTGTACCACTGGCTGTTACTGTCCCACCTGTAACATTTCCCGTTGCAGTTACAGTCCCTCCTTGAACGGTACCACTAGCGGTTATATTTGTAGCTCCTGTAATATTACCTGCACTTAAAGTAGCTGTTCCATCGGTGAGGGTTCCTCCCTGAACTGTACCACTGGCTGTTACTGTCCCACCTGTAACATTTCCCGTTGCAGTTACATTTCCCCCTACGGTAACATTTCCCCCAGAAACAGCAAGATTTCCACCATTTACAGTTGCTCCAGAACCAGCTGTTATGGAACCAGAGGAGGTTATATTGCCTCCAGAAACAGCAAGATTTCCAAATGTTACAGTAAGTCCAGTTCCTGCGGTAATGGTT